CTATCCGCATCGGCCAAGGCAAAGCCGTTGGCCGCAAGTTTGGTAGCCCCACCAGGATTAGCAAAGGTTGAAGCCTCTGCCGCCGTGCAAGCTCCTGTCAAGCCTACGATTGATTTAACGCCACTGGCCGCCTCACCGGCAACAAGCCGGCCTAGTTCGCCATAGCCAAGCTGAGTTGGTTTTTGTGTCTGCGCCATTATTACACCTCCCTAAAGGCTGGGTCGGTCTTAGTGACCGCCGTGCAAATTTTTAGTCCACTCGCATCCTGAAGCTCCTTTAGGGTTGCGATTATTTCTGGGGGCTTCATCCCCTCAATTTTTTTCTCTAAAGCCTTGTCAAGCACCTTTTTCATGGTTACCTCCTTTCATATCTCCTGCATATTGGGCAGGAGAGTTTTAAATTAGCGTGGATAGCCTGCCATAACGTCTCTGGTGAAGGCTCTCCAGTGCGGTATCTCTCTAAAATTTCCCTATGCCTGCTTGCCTCGGCATAGGCCGTCCGCCTGGCGTGGTAATTACAAACTAGAGCGTAGAGCCAGGCATCCTTCAGGTAACGCCATAAACAGGAAGGGGTTAAGCAGGTCGGGACTGAGGGAGGTTCAATACTCACCTGGCGGGAGATTAAGTTACCGTCTTTGTCCCTGTGTGTTGCCCCCCAGGATACCTGTATTCCGCCACTGGTTTTAGATACCCTTGTCGCGTAAAAGCCCCTTTTTATTTCTTCCATTTTTTGCTCCTTTAGAACCAGTCTTTACCTTCCTCATATAGTTGCCTGTGTTCATCGGCAGTTAAAGCCCTAGACCATGCCCTCGGTCTGTGGAGATACCCTGTCCAGTAGTTAGAATCTTTGGTAAACCTGATTCCGATTACCAAATCATCCGCAGCATCGGTTGCCGGGTCTATCAATCCGCCAACTGAGCAGGTTGTTGTGATGGGTTGCCCGTTCATATAGTGCTGGGCTGTCCCTCCGATTCTACTTAGTCCAAATAACCGCCAGTTGCCATCACGGAGCCACCCACCTGAATAGCAACCCGTCCTATTGGTAGCCCCGCCGGCATGATGGTGTCTTAAAGTAATAAGGTTGGTCGGGTCGTAATAGTAGAGTTCCCAACCCCTCACATCAACGGCATATCTGCCCATAATAATCATGCTGTCATCTAACCAGTGGCCGGGGTTTATCCAGACTGCCAGGCTGTAATCGCCACTGGTAAAGTTGAGGGCGGTCGTATCTGCCGCCGGTGCATCGAGATAGCGGGACATAAGTTCATGGAGGTTTAGGCCGTAATTTCCGGCAGCCAGAGCTCTCCAGACTATCCCGCCGTGAAGAGTAGCCTTGATATGGTTCTTGGATTCATCATGTGTAATCGTCCCCGTGGCCTCCAGCATGGAGAGGTCGAGTTCCATATCCTCGTTGATGGGCAGGCTGTCATAAAATGTTCTAGTCATTAGATTTCGTAGAACGCCTCCCAGTCATAATCACGGTTAGCACCGGCTGTTTTCTCGATAGTGACCTTGATCCCGAACCTGTTGGGCTGGAGGTCTATATTGATTAAGGGATTGGCGGGCACACCGGCATGGGTTGTCGAGTTTTGCCGGATAGGGGCAGCTATCCCGGCTTTTATGCGATAATATTCCCTGACGACAACCGTCTCCCCGGCTGTGTGGTTGGTGAAATCAATCTTGACGCATACAGGCCTGAATATCCCTAGAGGCGTATTGTTGATATAGACATTCTGCTCGGTCCCGTCTGTCGTAACCGTTCCGCCTGTCTCTGATAGCGTGGGTAGCCCATTGGCGATTGCCAGAATGTCGGTAACGTTTCCCTGAACTAGCGCCACATCAGCAACGAGTTCTTCAATATCGGCTTCTAGCTGAGTTGTATCGGTAGGATTCCGTACCCCTTCTCCGCCACTCATCGGTCGTTCCACCCATCGCTGACGGTTATATTTACTGGACCGACAGCACAGATTCCGTAAATATCCCCATAAAAGAGGTTATTTGTGCCTATCCTGTAAGAGCCACCCCGGGCATTTAGGCGTATTCCCGAACCTACGACAGCATCTTCCCCCCTGGCAAGCCAGATGGTTTCATCGCCATCGTTAACAATCTCGGCGTCTACCCTCCGGGGATTAGCGGCTAAGACTACCGCAGAAACTGCGGTAACCGTGCCAAAGGTGTTAATCGCGTGGTCAATAGGGAATATCCTCGGATCAGGCATATTTGCTCCTATCTGTAAGCAATGGTTATATCGCCAAGCGTGAACCCCGCCGAGAATTCGATATATAGGCCATTCGCTAATTCGACATCGTAGAATAGGGTCTGGGGGACGACAAAGAGAGCTGAATCCATGGCGATGATGGCTACGATATCCGCAGTAACCCCCGCCGCAGAATCATAAAGGGTAATAGTGCAGCCGGCCGCAGGGTCGGGGCTGTTTATGGTTATGCTGTGCAAAGTACCCGGAGCTGCCAATGTCTGGTCGGTAGCCGCCAGGTGCTTCCATAGAAAGGGATAATCTAAAACTGAACTGGGCATATCATCCTCCTAAGCCTCGCCGGGGGAGAGCCAGGAAAGGAGCAAACCTAACTCCCCCCGACAAGCAAGATTAAAGTGTCGAGCCTCCCATGTAAGTAGCACGGTAGTCTTCGGTTACTCCACCAAAGACCAGGCGGACGCGGTAGAATACGTTGTCAGTTGCGAAGTCTCCGCTCATTGGGCCGATTGCCCCGCCGCCGACGGTTACCTTGTCACTAGCCTTCATGCAAATCTCCGGCCTCTCATGCCCTGAAAGATGAGCAACCTCAATGGCCGCTATATCCTTCGGGTCAGAGAACAGGTACCAGCCGGTAGCCCCATCCGTGGTGTCAATTATGGGCAGGTAGGGGTCAACCACTAAAGTCAAGCCCATCTGAGCAACCACGTTGTTTGTGGGGTAAGCTGCCGGTCCAGCAGCGTTATCCGACCACACCTTAGTCGCTGAGGTTAGAATCTGGCGGGCGGTCATTTCAAGGGCCGGGGGTACCACGATGAATTTTGCCCTGTTCATTATCGGCTCGGTGTTTGCATCGGTCTGAGCTGCCATGGACTCTAATCCCGTTTCAAGGGAAGCGATGGTTAAGGCAGTAGCCACCATATTCCCGTGAGCCGCCGTATAGGTTACGGCGTTTCGGGCATAGAGGGCGGTTACTATCCGGTGTTCGGTCCTTACCGCAGCGCGGGCAAACCTTTCGGGGGTATCCTTGAGGGCACCCAGGTCATCATTGATTAGGGTTTCCCAGGATATGTCGAACTGGCGACCGTATTTCTTGACCGCCAATTCATACTTGGCCTCGTCCCGTTCACTGGCCAGATACTCGCCTTTTTCAGCGACCTCAGCCAGATACTGGTCACCGCCGGTAATGGCAAACCTGTAGGCGGTCTTAAAGTCCTTGACAGTAGACATCTTTACAAACTGTTTCCAGACCGGGTCAACGGCCTTATAGGATGCCAAGACCTGTCTGTCCAGCACATCGCCGAATAGGTAGGGGAAGTCTGAGGTCGTGAGAGCTTCCCTGAGCAGGTATTCATGCCTGTGGGGTGGGAGGTGATTGGCGTTACTGAGCAAGTCGATGGTCTCCTTCAGTTGCTGCTCATAGTTCTCACCCTTATTGACATCTGAAAGGGCAACATAGCCCTTCCAGTCTTCCATCAATTTCATTAGTTCCATTGATTTCCTCCTGTGTTATTTTTGGGTAACAAAAAATCCGCCTCATAGCGGATATGGCCTAGTATTCGCCCGTATCTTTGGCCTTTAGGTTGCCTTAGCTTCCTTTTTAGCTTTAGAGTCAGGCTTCAGGTTATACGAATGTTGCTAATACTGATGTGGTGGGTTTGGAATAGAGAACAGTTATGCGGGTTCGACCTGCAGTTCCTGCACCAACGGAAGTTACCTCACCTGTGACAACCCTTGCTCCAGGTAGGTAGCGCCGCCTAACATGACCATCGGCAACATCTAGGTCTGCACCCTGCTTACCACCAGCATGGCTGAAACTTATGGACTCGCCAGCGAGTAAGTCGGTGGCTTTAAGATTTACGGCAGCGTAGAATCCATTAGGGTCAGCAACATCACCCACGATTAGAGTCGCACTCGTTCCAGCATCCCAAAGAGCCACAGCATGGACAATGATGTCAACCAAAGTCGCACCAGCGGGAAGATTTACCGAACCGGTATAAACTCCAGCACCTTCCTCGACGAAGGTGATTTCCTTCGCAAACACCTGGTCAGCCTCAGCCTCACAGGGGTCGAAATGCACCTTAACGGCTATCGTTTCGGTGAGTCCCGCTCCCACGATACCAAGGGCATAACCGAACGGTATCTGGGTTTCCACGCTGGATATCTTGCTCACAACGCAGGTAGTGGTATTTATGTAGAGCAAGTCTCCACCAGCTACGGCGCTGTTGCCAGCATCGTCAATAGCGGCAACATCAACAACCCATATCCCCTCGGTGTCAACTGTTATAAGATCAGTTCCGGCCACCTCGGTTTTAAGAGCAATTCCCACTATTCCCCCACACACAACGGGGAGACCCTTAGTAACCACTGAACCAGCGTGGGTCAATTCGCTGGCTGCAAACGTAACGTGTCTGCCCTCATAGGTAGATGAGATTTCATCTCCAGCAGTGAGAGCATCTGCTATAGGATAAACTCCAAAACTAGGCATTGTATTTTCCTCCTAAGTTAATTTTTACTTAGCGCCCGGTGACGGCAGTTTCAATCTGTGCGTCCGTCCATTCCGGGTGCATCTTCCTGAAGGACTCTTTGAGGGCTTCCTTGGCCTTCTCAGGGTCGACCTTTGTCTCCCCCATGCCCTTCACCTTGCCCGCCTCAGCTAACTTAGCGATGTAATCCACCTCGGACTGTATTGCTTCGGTTATACCATCGGCAGACTCGGCGTCCTTGAATCTCTCAATGAGCCGTTCCTTAGCAGCATCGGGTAGCTCGGCCTTATCGACAGCCTCTTTTATGGCGGCTTGTGCTTCGGCTTTTGCCTTGTCCTTCTCTGCCTGTAGGGCGGCTTCCTTGAGCGTGTCCCTCTCAGTAGTCAGCGTTTCAATCTGACCTTCCAGTTCCTTGATTTTCTCCTCGTTCTCCACGGCTTTCTTTACCTCCTTGGTTATTTCTGCCCTGACAGCTGACTCTATAGCCTTGACTAAATCAGGGCGTCGCTCCCTTAGACCTGATAGTTCGACCAAATCTATATCTCGACTTCTATCAGATTCGTAAAATGTGACAATCCCGCCGGCCCCGGGTTCGGTAACAAAATCAACCGACCTGGCGCCTGTGAGTTCCTCAATTACCAGCGTCTCCTTACCTTCGATGGTAGACTTCGTTGCCTTGCCTATTGCATTGATAGAGATGCCCATTTCAGAGAGCAGCTTCTTATCTCGCAAGGTAGCAAGTTTTGTCATCAACCAGGGCTCGATGATTTCGGCAACACCGGTAACCACTCCGGCCTCGTCACACGTTACATCCTTGAGCACGGCCACCCACCCCGTATTCTTTATGGACCTCTCAGGTAATTCCTTGTCTTCCTGCTCTGTGGGGTGGTCTGCATACATCTTCTGGCCTTCAAATACTTTATAATCCCGCTTTAGCATCTCGGCAGGGTAATACCTGTCTTCAGTGGCGTTAAATCCCGGCTTGATAACGATTACAGTGGCTCTCCCCTTGTCGAACTTGGCTTCAGTCAGGGGTATGAAATTCTGTACCAGTTCCCGGGTCATGGCTTCCTTAACCCACCTCGGAATGTCCTCATCTTCGACATCGAGTTTGCGGTATTCAGCCCTTATCTTCCGTTTTACCGCAGACAAATCATCAGCAGGTATGGCCACCTTCTGCCCCCTGAAACCACCGGGACTCAGAGCAGCGGCCGCCCTGCCCAATTGCGCCCGGGTAACCTTTTTCTCGGGGTCTTCCCAGAGTCGGAGTTTCCAGGTTGAGGGTTTTTCGGCATCGGGCACATAGGCAAAGGCAGCCGCCGGATATTTCTCACCATCCTCTGTCTTCATGGCGGCCTGCTCTTTTATCATTTTCAGCACGGAGGTTGCCTCTTTTGTGGCTTTCTTTACTTCCTTCTCGTCCAGCTCCTCAGAGCTTAGAAGTTCCTGGCAGAGCTCAACAATCTTCTTAATCCTTGCAGAGTCCAGGGAGGCGTTGCGTCTACCTGCCTCCTGAATAATCTCTGAATATACTTTTTGCAGGGACTCCATGGGCTTATAGACTTTCTGGGCAACGACCTTTTCTGGGTCACCGAATGTTGCCGTGCCATCCTCCATAGCATAACTCGCCTTATATAGTTGCCCATCAATGTTATATATCAGGGCATCGTCAAAGACCTCCTCAACCACCACTCCACTAGGGATGGGCGATTCCACCGCCAGTTTATATTCGTCAGTCAATGCCGTCTGGAGTAAAGTCTTTTTATCCTCGGCGCTCAGTTCGGCCTCTTTTACCTTGGGCATAATTCCCCTCCGTTCCCCTGCCTGCTTGGCCACCATAGGCGCTCCGCATTCAGGGCATTTTTTTGTATTGCATCTAATATCTTCCCCAACAAGAATTTCATGTTTGCATTCGGGGCATACACATATATGATCCCCATGGGGGTGGACGGCTTCCTTGGCTACCCACTTCCCCTCCGCATTCTTTTTATAAGATTTCTTGACAGCAGCCCAGGCAATGGAATTGCAGGTTATCTCAGCGTCCTTCTCTTTGCCGTGCTGTTCCCATGCGGAGTTGTAGGCTTTCATGTAGATTTTTTCTGCTTCAGTAGGGAGGTTATCTTTAACGGGTGGCGGCAGTTCTGAAATATGACTATAGGGCATACTTACACTCCAAGACTGATATTCCTAGATACATAATCGGAAATCCATTTTTCTTGAAGGTACGGGGGGATATCCAATAAACGGCAAGCCTCAATAATGGCTTCTCCGCCATATATCAAGTCATAGTAATTAAGTATTTTAACTGTCATATATTGCAAGGCCATCTTCGGTCTCCTTCAACCATGGAGGGGTCAATTCCACATCTTGAAATTCATCATGCCCGCAGTTAGGGCAGAACTGTACATCAGGCGTTACTATCCGCCCGCACTTTTCGCACATCTTTGCTTGAGGCATAGTGGCCTCCTATTTCTGACAATAAAAAAAGAACCAGCAAGCCTTTTACAGCCTGCCGGTTCCTCCGTTTTGGCTAGGGTTATCGCTATTAGGTTAGGATTATCGTTATTTGGGCTTTAGCTCTATAACCTCTACTCTGTCAACAAATACCAACTGGATTTCATGCTCCGAAATATGAAAGTCAATTTCAATCTCGAAGGATGGAGTAGATTCACCATGCTTAGGATGTGTTAAAAGTTTAACCAATGATTCGTTGCAGGGGTGTGCTTTAATTTTTTTCAGTTCATCGGCACCATAAAGAAACTTATGAAAACGCTCTATTGTTTCGAAACCAGATAGTACCTCAGCCATTTAAAGGTTCCTCCTTTTTTAATCCAGTTTTATTGTCCGCTCTATAGTTACCAGGGTGGGCTTCCCCGCCCTGAGTTGTATTTTGACATTCCCATAATCAATCGGCCAATCAATCTCCTCAAGTTGTTTTGTGAAACGAGGATTCGGAGTCTTTTCTCTTGAAGCTAAGGCTATCTGTGCCCTTTCTTTTTCCCAGTCTGAGGGTTGGAATGGATATAGTTTATCAGTCACTTCAACCTCGCCGGTGCTAGGGCGCACTCGCAATTAGGATGGGCAGGAGGTGAATCGTGCCCACTAGAGAATGCCTGCCCGACAGGGATAACCCCCTCGGCCTCATTCCCTTGACAAATTTCACAGGGGTCTCCGCCAGCAACCCACTCCTTGCCCTCAATGTCCATACCCTTCATATTGTCGAGTGAAGCATGGCTCAAGGCATTGGCCGTCTCGGTTCGGGCTATCATCTTAGCTCTATATCGTGCCATATCGATAAAGGACTTTTTAATATCTCTGGACAGCCCGGGGATGCCCCTCTTATTCTTTATCCCGTTCTTGATTACACCGGAGAGGCGGCGCTTGGTCTCCTCATCCATCTGGGTGACGAGTTCGACTCCGTGCTTCTCCGCCCAGACTATAGCATCCTCGATAGGTGGGCCTTCATAAGCGATGGGGACTCCGAGCTTGGTCTTTCCGTAGGATACCATCTCGGCCTGGCCTGATATGTAAATCTCGGCTAGTTGCCCGGCCATCCCTACCTCAAGTTCCTCACCAAAGTGTGCCAATAGCTGGTCGATGATATGGGAAGAATCAGACCCCAAAGCCTCTATAACATATTTGTTATATATGCCGGATAGTTTAGAATAAGGGAAGGCCCGCTCTAACCGCCTGAAGTATTTAGCCAGATTCTGCTCAAGGTTCTTCTGGAGCTTCTGGTTCTTGAGACTTTTCGGGTTGGCCGGTATCTGTGCTTCCAGTAGGTCAATTATCTGATCCAACTCAGTCGCTACCGACATATGGTTGCATCTCCCCCTCTTCTGCGTTAGTCGTTGTTACAGCTTCAGGCACGTCAATCCCTTCAGGTATGCCTCCGCCAACAGAGACCGCCTCTGGCTTATTTGCTCCTGTCCTTATTCGAATTACTTCTTCGGGTACACCGATTTCCCTTGCTTTAGTTATACCTTTCAGGCAGTTGTAGCAGGGCGTGATTACCAGTCCCACCTTGTCAAGCTCAATGTAGCCCCTGCCCCCACAAAATTGACAGACTAGGGGTTCGGGTTCCCGCATCTCTGGTGCTGGTTCCCGTTTTTTGACTGCTCCCTTTTTAACCATCGTTCACTCCTTTTTATTTAATGATTCCCTGAGTTGCTTCAGGGCTTTAATCAGTGTTGTATTCGGATTACCCTTCGCCTCTTTAGCTAGGGCATCTAATACTTCCCCTGGATTGTTTACCCCTATTGAGAGTAAGGCCTGTTGCATTACATCAGGGGCAAAGCCCAATTCTGGTATGCTTTGGACTATTTGCTGGATTGATTGCGCCATTGTAACGTAGTCATGGGGGGCAATGGCAGGGAAATCTCTGTCTACGTACCATTTCTCAGGCGGTATTTTATTATGAGCCAATACAATTTCATCTATATCTTTATAAGTATCATTCCATATAGCCTGGTAACTCTGACACATCTTGGCAACAGGAAGTTCTACTGTCTTTGCAGTTGCTAAATTCCCAGTATTCAGGTCTCCAAAGTATTGCTCCGGCCAACCTACCCCCGCACAAAACATGAGCTTAATCATACGGCCGTCTTGGTAAGCACCCTGCGCTCCTGTCTCGGTCTTTATGGGCTGGGTATCCGAGCCGAGATTTTCAACAAGGTGAGAACCGGCGGCTATATCCTGCTCATGTGTCTTGGCCTTAATGGCATCTACCGTGGCTTGACCACCCTTTACCTTTGACCTCCAGGCGAACTTGGCGAGGGCCAACATAATGGCAATTCGGGAGGCGAGGAACCGGGTATTGTACTTCATCCAGATAAGGGCAGGTAATAGTAAGGGATTCCCCCTTTTGGTGATGGTGTTAAATGTTAGGTGGTAAATCAGAGCATCGTCGGTCTTTGTGACGCTCTTACCGCTTTGGTCGAGGGTGGCCTCATCCTTGATATTTGAGAAGGAGCGGTAGATGACTGTGTGGGGTTTCGCCTGGGCATCCGACCATTCCCTCCTGTAGTATCTGATATCCTCTTTATCTTCAGGATTTGCGATTATCTCCGTTATCTCAAGGGGGTCTATATGTCTTATTGTGGCCGCACCGTTAGCACCGAGAAAGATTGCGAAGAACACCTCACCGTCAATCAACAGTTTGTCCGAGGACTTGCGCTGCCCCCTAGCTGAAAATATAGACTGATTGGCCTTCGACCCCCAGAATCCCTCAAGAGCTTTGGTGACCTTCTCATCCTCGGCCTGCCAAGTTATGCCGGAGCCGAAGGTGTAATCCGTCCACAATCTAATAGCCTGCTTACCCATGGGGTCTTTGAGGGCGTAGAGCCTTGAAAGCTTGACATTGGTTATGCGCTCTGATGCCGTGATTACTTCCCCGGTTGCAGCACTTAAATTCACCCACCCTGCATCCTCAAGGGCAAGGTCGGCCTCAACGCTGGCCGTGGCTTCCCTGATAAGCATCTCAAGCTCATCTCCGGGTGATTGCTCTGTTAGGCGGGTTTCCTGCTTTTCCTTCATCTCAACTCCAAGTCTCTGACTTGCTCCATGGCATCGTAGACAACAACGGTCTCTGCGGGTTCGAGCGGTTCGGAGAGCCCCATCACCGCATACCGCCTAGAGTCCATGCCGTGAGAGTAGATGTGAGTGGTTTTTTCGGTGAGCTTGCCATTTTTGTCAGCGATGTACCTGAAATTCCTCTGTTCCTTGATGCAGTTCAAGCTGTCTTTGGTCCAGAATTGCTTATACTGTCTTACCTTCTGGTGGCCGTACTCAACGCTTCCCGGACCCTTGGGGGAACCCTTAATGTTGAAGCCCTGCTGATAGATTTCCTCAATGGACTTTGGTTCGGCAGAATCAGCCCAGATAATATCGGAGTTTTTCTGTACCCCCAATTCTATCATTCGCTGGGCTATATCCTGATTGGTCAGGCCTCGTTCATAAAACAGTTCCTCGCTGTATATCGCCTCGGCAAATACCTTATTCTTAGTCAGTACAGCCGGGTCACCGGAAAAGCCGAAATCCAGACCATAGACCAGTTCGCCCTGTGCTGGGAGGGTTTCTACCTGGGTAAAGAATGGATAGACAAGCCCCTCCATCTTGCCGATTAGGCCAAGCCCGTAGATATTCCACCAGTTCGGGTCTTTGTCCCGGTAGGATTCAATGTCGGCCACAACCTGTTCCGGCAGGACATCCTTAGCATCCAGATAGGTAGAGTGGATATAGGCATTCTCTGGCTGCCCTATCCAGTTTTGGTGCGCCCAGAATTCAGATACAGGGTTCCAGTCAGCAAGGGTAAACTTGGCTGTCCTTATGTCTAGCCCTCTGGCCGTCTCCCATGGTATGTTGTTGGCCTCATTAAGAAAGAGAATTTCGCGCCGGGGACCGCGCACCTTGTCGGCCTCATCGGCGCCAAAGAACTCAATTCTCCCCTTTCCAAATGTATAGGTGTGCTCAGTCTTGTTATAGCGAGGGTTGTTGTCAGGGGATTCGTCTAAGATACGGAAGAAGTCCCTTATCGCTCCCCTCTTTAGATGGGGGAGGGACTCGCTTACTACTGAAATTAAGATAGGTGCTTTGGTATTCTCGGCTATCAGGATTAGTAGTTGGAGGATTGACCAAGTCTTGCTTGAGGCAGTGCCGCCCTCATTAAGTGCCCGGCGCTTACCGGATAGCCAAGCGGCCGCATTCTCCTCATAGATTCGGGTGGTCTTTATCTCCATGTCGTTGGCGAACTTACCACATAAGGTTGAATATAGGTGACAAAATTAAAGGGTTGCCCCTTCCAACCGCAAGAAAGACATATTATATCAGGGCCTGCGGTAGTCCCGCCATTTCCTTCTATAGTGCAGGTATCCTTACTGCCGCACTGGGGACAAATAGGTATTAGCATAATGTACTCCTTTTAGTCCACATTTTTGCCAGTAGGGTCAAGATTTGCGGGGATTGGCTGACAGGTGGCTAACTTTGTGTCCTCTCACCCTCAATGAGTCTCTCGGTTAGTTCCTTGCCTTTCTCGGAGGAGACATAAATCTCTATCTTGCGGTTATCCACATTGACTGTGGGGCTATCAGTGTAAATCTTGTCCATTTTGTTAAGGAGGTCTATTGCCTGAATGGGGTTATGGAGCTTCAGATTAGTGATAGTGACAGGTTCACGGCCCCGGCCCCAGGGTTGCGTTCTTGTGGTAATCTCTGAGACAGCCCCAACATTGGGCGAATCCTTATCTACAGATATGTTCTCATCATCAATAAAATCGGGGACATTAGCCCTGGCAATCTCTGAGAGTCTTTGTTTGCGTTCCAGCACAGAAGCAACACTTGCATCCTCCGCCTTTTTGCGGAGTTCTTGTAAGCGGGATTGAATCTTGGCATTTCTTAGCAATCTCGAAGCTAAGGAATCCGCGGCTGAGGGCTTGCATTTATAGTGAGTAAGATATGCCTTCCCCGCGGGGATTTCC